GAATACCAGAAGGCTGTAAAGGCTGGTAATGGAGACCTTGCAGTTAAGGCGCTGAAAGAATACAGGGAGCTATTTAATTTTGATGAAAACGAAAACCAGATAGACCCTAACAAGATACAGGCGCACGAGTATAATATCAAAATGCCGAGAAGAATTTATAAGATGATGGATAAGGAGTTTGCATATGGTGTGGTAGATTTTAATAATTTAGAAATCGAGGATGCAGAATTTAGGGAAGTAGAAGAAACGGAAGATGATGATGAATAAAGAGATTAGCAATTTGATAAAGCCACAGAAAGAGATTCTGCTCAATCCCATGCAGATGGCGGCAGTGCTGGCGAACCATCGCTATAAAATTCCTTATATAACAATAGAAGCAGCGAGGGGGTCGGGCAAGTCTACTGTATTGGGGTGGTTTTTAAAGGAAGCCGTGAGGCAGATGCCACGCTCTACAGGTGTGATTGTGGGGGAATCTTTTGTGCAGATAAAGACCAGAACCCTACCATCTACCAAAGAAGGACTGGAGATGTTCGGACTGTGGGAGGGGTATGATTATGTAGTAGGCAGGAGCGGGGTATCTATGGGCTTCGAGCGACCCTTTCAAGCGCCCGACAGCTGGAATAATGTAATTCATTTTAGAAATGGCGCCATTGCGATAATGGTTTCGCTGGACAACCCCAATTCAGGAAGGGGGCTTAACTCCTACTGGATTATAGGCGACGAGGCTGCACTGCTTACCTACGACCGATTATTCAACAATGTTTTGACGACGAATAGAGCCAAAAAGGAAATATTCAAAGGAAAATCCATGCTCCATGCCGAGATATTCGTTTCTTCTGTGGCGATGACTAAGAAGGGGGAATGGTTCACTAATAGGGAGAAAATGGCAATAGAAAACCCAAAAGAGTATACCTTTATCAAAGCATCTTCGAAAGTAAATATCCACAACCTAGAGCCTGGCTGGATAGAGAAGATGAGAAGAGAGGCGCTCTCAAAGACTATGTTTGAAGCAGAGATACTGAACATCCGCCCTGGAAAGATTGCAGATGGCTTCTATGCACAGCTGAGCAAGAAGAATTATTATAAGTATAAATACGATATTGATGCTTTGGGGGATTTGACAGAAAACTATGTGCCGAGCAGTAAGTATGACACTGACCTGGTGCGTGGTGTTCCACTTCAATTCAATTTGGATTTCGGGGGAAGAATTAACTGCGGGACAGTGTCGCAGTATCTAGAAAGCCAAGGAGAGATAAGGTTTATCAAGGAGTTCTTTGCGAAGAACCCTGATAAACTTTCCGATATGGTTAAGCAGTTTATCGACTACTATAAACACCACCAATCCAGCTGTAATGTAGTGCATCTGTATCATGACCGCTCTGGTTACAAGTCTGAGGCAAACTCCAAGACTACATTGGCAGAAGATGTAGAGAATGCACTCCGTTCGGCTGGCTGGATAGTGATTAACCAGACACCGAACACGAATAATCCCGAGCATATACAGAAATTCAGATTGATTAACGAAATTCTTTCCGAACAGAATCCTCGGCTTCCTATTGTTAGGATAAATGAAAACCAGTGTCCTAATTTGATTATATCAATGGAGAATGCACCGCTGACAAGTGATGATGCTTTTAAGAAAGACAAATCCTCCGAGCGAAGCAGTACAATTCCACAAGAACACGCCACTCACTTTTCGGATACGCTGGATTACTGTTTGTTTTGGCAGTTCAGTTATCTTTTGGATTACGACTACTCCGATTCCTTTATTATTACCAACATTTAGAACCTACAGAGTCTCCTCATTCCGAGGGGATTTTTTTGTTTTTGGCTTTCCAGCATTTCGGGGAAGTCCCTTTCATATTTCGGTAAAAAATAAAACTGCAATTGTAGAAAAAACTAAGGCGGCTCGTGAGTTAATTCGCACACTTTGAGAAAAAAACAAAAAATTCATAGGTTAAGGAATTGATAAACAAATGATTAGTTTCAAAATTTTGAGAAAGAGCCTTGTTTTTCGTGTTTTTTGGTGTGTCTTTTATGCTTTCAGTGTGTTGTTTGATATTTGCGCCATGGAAAAAACGCTGTTTTTATCTGATGTTCTCACGGAAATGAAAAAAGTAGATGCCCGCAAAAATCCTGTTCCTTTTTCTCTAAAAATTAGGAGTTTTAACCTGCAAAATAAAACGGGGGGGAAATTGATAAGTTACGAGGATGCGGTTCTGCTTCGTCCTCCTGCGAAAAAAGGGGCGGTAAGGCTGGCGGATGAAACGCCCTTTAAAAATCCTAACCATTGGGAAAATCGCACCAGGAATATCAAACTAAAAAACGGCGAAATAAAGAAAATACATATTATTTTCATCGAGGAATTTAATGGCAAAAAGGTGGTTTTTTAAATATTAAAATTAATTAAAACATGGAGCTTACAAAAGAAAGAAAACATAAAACAGGAGCTTATTATACTCCAAAGGAGTGGGCGAATTTAGCGGTAGAATATTTGAAAAAGACCTTAAATAAACCGATTGAAAAATATGTTTTTTATGATCCTGCTGCTGGAGAGGGGGCTTTGCTTGAAGCCCTGCCCGAAGGATGTGAAAGATACGGAACCACGCTGGAGTGTGATGATGTAGAAATTTTGAGAAGCAAAGGCATTCCTGCGTGGCAGTTTGATTTTTTAAATGATAAAAACATTAATCATCTGCCTCATGCTTTGTTTGAAGCTGCCCAGTTGCGGCGTTTAATCATTTTTACCAACCCGCCTTATATCAAGGTGACAACTGGACACGCCAGAGAAACCTATCCTACGAATGATGCTGTGCAGTTGTTCTATTATCGGTGTGCTTATGAACTCAATGCCAGTGTGATAGCAGGGTTTAACAAAATGGATATCTGGCAAGCTTCAAGCGGAAGTATATTCAGGGAAAATATGGGTATCTATTATAATGCGAAGGCTTTGTTTATTACTCCAAGCATGTCTTGGGAAGGCTTAAAGGGTAAGTTTCCTATTGCTTTTGATATTTTAGATTATGGAGTAGACGGCGGGATGAAAAAACTCTGTTATAATGACTATACTTTGGAGGAAAAAGAAAAAATAGAGTTTAAAAACGGGCTTTACCGCCATGTTTCTGGAGAGAAAAAAATGACAGATAAAGAAATGGATAATTTCTTCACAGAGCATGTATGGAAAAGAATACATGGAGAGGGAATGACCATTATTGCTGATGTTATAGAGTAAAAAGAAAATAATAGAGCTTTTTTATGTCCTGTTATTTGGGGTGTTTAGGCTTTATTTTTGTTAAAAAATAAATAAAAATGCAGAAAATAGACAATGACACCTATATAGTAGGGGGTAATTCTGTGGTGAGTTTCAGCGGTGCTGCCAAAGGTGCCAGCGCTGAGCCTCACAGTGTTGCGAAAATAAACGCATCGGCTACGGATTCCAATAACTGGTGCAACTGGGGCGATGATAACCAATATCCTAAACGCCTGATGGAAAAGGTGGCGATGGTGGGCGCTGCTTTGGGCGGATTGGAGGTGCTTACTTCGGCTCATTATGGGCTGGGGCTGAAGGTTTTTGAATTAGTGGAAACCGAGGGCGACGCAGAGTTTAGGGAAAAAATCCCAAGCAGTGAGCCAGATATCTATGATTTTTTTGATAGAACGCAGTTTGAATTGGTATTGAGCGATTTGGTGGCGGATTTTGAGTGCTTCGGTATTGCTTTCCCAGAATTTCTGCTGAGTCCAAACGGCGAAGAAATTATTTCTGTATCAAGACAACAGGCGGGGTTCTGTAGGTTTGAAAAGCCAAAAAACGGCATGATAGAAAATATCTACATCAATTCTGCGTGGGGCGAAACGGATATTAACGAAAAAGATACCATAAAGGTGCGATGCTTCGGGCAGAATTTGTCCATGCAGGAAATTAAAGACTACTGCAAGGCGAAGAAAATCAGCAAGTTCATTGTTCCTATTGTCAATACCTTGATGATAGAGAAAGTTTATCCATCAGTCGGCTGGCATTCTTCGTTCAAAAACGGCTGGATGGATGTAGTATTGTCCGTTCCAGAGCTGAAAAAACGAATGTTTGAGCAGCAGTTTAACTTTAAATATATGATTCATATCGCTGATGATTTCTTCATTCACAGATACGGAAAGGATGAGTGGGCGAAGTTCGACAGTGAGCTGAAAAATAGATACCGAGAAGAGCTGGTAAACAGCATAGACAAAGAGATGACGGGGAATAAAGGGAGCGGAAAAAGTTTGATTTCTCCATTTTTTAGGGATAAAAACTCGGGAGAGCTGATAAAGGGAATTCAGATTGAGGAAATCAAGCAGACACAGGCTGGCGGCGATTTTCTGCCCGATGCCAGCGCAGGAAACTCGGAGATTTTGTTCTCTATGGGGGTAGATCCAGCCCTTTTGGGAGCGGGTGTTCCTGGTGGAAAAAACTTGAGCGGTTCTGGTTCTGATAAACGGGAGGCATGGACGATACTTTGTGCGAGACTTCCGAGGAAACACGCCCGAACACTTTGGGTTTTCAGATTGATTCAGAAATGGAATAACTGGAATAAAGACCTCGTGGCGAAATTCCCGAATATCAATCTGACAACTTTGGACAAAAACCCAAATGGACAAGTGGCAGTTAAGAATTAAATTGCCAAAAGTAAAAGTTTCGTAATCAGTGCGGAAAATATAGTAACAATGGAAAAAATAACAGAGCAGAAAGCCAGAGAGCTGGTGAGCTTTCCCAAGAATTTTGATTTTGAATTGATAGACCAGCAGTATGGATTTGAGAGAAAGATTTTCTCCTTGGTAGACAAAGAAGTATTTCAAGAGCTGGAAACCTCCAATCCAACAGCTTATAATAATTTGGTAACGGCAGGGCTTCATTACAGCTTTGTTTTGTCGCTTCCGAGGATAAAGGTTCATCTGAGTAACTATGGAATTAACCAATATGAGCAGGGAACGACCAAAAACGCCAGCTGGTGGGATGTTCGTGACTTGGCTTTGAGTTGGCTCAGAAAGGCAGATTTTTATTTAGCAAAAGCCTTGAATCTTTTGGCGGAAAAACAGGAACTGCCTTTTTTCAAGAGAAGTTTTTCTCTACTGCCATTTTCTGAAACGAGATATTATTTCGGAGAAATTTCTCCAGAGGTTTATTTGATGCTTTCAGATTTGATGCGTGGTGCTTTGGATGAGTTTCTTTCCAAAATGAAACCTTGTGAAGCAGATGTTCTTCTGGGCGATGATGTGCTGAAAAATTTAATAAAAAAATACTGTATTGATAAATCAAAAGCAGATGCCACAGCAGAGCAGGGCTATCTATTTACCAGCACAGGCATCGTGGTGCAGTATGAGGAATTGCCGTGGCAAAAGTCTGTAGTGCTTACAGATGAGGAAAAAATAAGATTCCAGGAAGGTCATCTGAGAGGAAGCGAAAGGTATCTTACGCAAATTTGGGACTATCTGAGCAAGAACAAGGACAATTTCCCTTGCTGGAATGCCGAGGACTCTCAGCTAAAAGTCCCTATCATCGCAAAAAAAGGAGGTCTTTTCTTGTAATATCTTGTCTTTTTTTAGCACCCTGCGGGGTGCTATTTTTGTTTTTGTGATTACAGAAATACATACAGAAGATTTGCATTATTGTCCAAGCACAGAGGTGTTTGGAGGTATTTTGGTGAGGCTCTACTATGCTTCTGTTTGGGACTTTGCAAAAATGGTTCTTCCCGAAGCGGAGGGTTACGAAGACAGCAGGATAATTTCTAAGGGAAATATTTTACTCAAACATGGGAAACGCCTAAAGGCTGTGGATGTTTATCTAGACCAAGGTTCTCTATCGGAGAAGGTCACTGGCAGCGCAAAGAGATGGAAGCAGATGAGCGAGCTTTCGTTTCAGCTGACAGGAATGACGCCTAGAAACCTTGGTTTTCTTTCCCAGACGGGAAATTCTGGGCTGGTGTTTTTTGTCTCGGATAGTAATGGCAGAGTGTGGGTTCTGGGGAATCTTAGAAACGCTGCATACCTTACCAGTGGAGATGCTACTTCTGGGAAGAAATTCGAAGAGGATAACATGGTAAATTTCACTTTCTCAGCCAATACAGGGCTGTATGAATATGCAGGAAGCATCGCAGAAATAGGAGAGGAGGCAGAGAAAAAACAAGTAGGAGGATTCTCCAAAGGATTTAGTAAAGGATTTAGAATATAAATAAAGAAACAATGAGTAATGTGTCTACATTGGAAGAAATAAAAAAACTTCTTCCTGACAACAACAATGGAGAAATTACAGAAGCAAGATTAAGAGAGA